TGCGGGCGCACTGGAGCTTCGATCCCAAGGCAGCCCTGGCACTTCTCGATCTGATCGAAAAACGCAGCTTCACCTCGATCAGGAGCATCGCAGAAGCCTTCGGGAGAAGCCGCCAGTGGGTCTTCGTTTATCTGGAGGCGATGGCCTCGGTTAAGGTGATCGGCATCAATAAGAGCGGATACTGCGTATTAGACCACCAGAAAATCCCCATGGTGGGATCGATTGTGATCAAAGGCATCCTGGGCGAAATGCGAAGCAAGGCCGGGATGCCACCTAAGCAAAGAGCGCCTTACCGAACTAAGAAGCGCATGGCTCAACACCCACAGCAAGCACTGTAAGACCAGCCAACCGGGGGCATTCTATGGATCAGGAACAGCGGGAACGAAAACTACGCCAGGAGATACACGGCCTCAGGGTCAAAAAGTTCCACTGGCCGCTTGATGCCTTCAGGTTCATCATCAAGGGCCTCGGTTATGGTGAATCGCTGAGGGCTTTGCCGGAGGACCGCTTAACTGAGTTGAAGGCTCTCCTGCTCAAGTATCGCAAGCATGGCAGACCCCAAGTCTTTACTTTCGACCGCCAGGGCATGTATATGTTCTATCTCATGAAAACTGCGGCTTGGACCGAGTCTCAACTGCGGGCATTCATGCTGAAACACTTTTCCAAAAGCCACTGGAACCTACTCGACAGGAAGGAGCGCAGAGCTGTGATCGCCATGCTGCAGAACTATATCAAACAGAATGAAAAGAAAGCCAAATATACAGACAACAAGGAGGCATCCAATGGACACACCCAAGACCCCCAAGGCTAAAAAGCCCGTACCCACCCGTATTGACGCTAACGGCCAGAGCATTCCGGTCTCGATCATCAGACCTGAGATCCTCAAGCAGGACGCCATCGTAAGCAAGACCATCAACCGGGCCATCAAGCTGCATCAGCGTATGGTAGCTGACAAGAACAAGTTCTTTGAGGACGTGGAACTTTATCTCCAGCAGGTAGCCGAGAAGAACGGCCTGGAGTGGAAGGGCAATGCCGTCCTCAACAGCTTTGACGGCAAGTACCGGGTGGAGATCAGGTTCAAGGAACGCATCCAGTTCGGCATCGAACTTCAACTCGCCAAGCAGAAGATCGATGAGTGCCTGAAAGCCTGGTCCGCCGACTCCAACGTCAACCTCCGGGCCATCATCAGCGAAGCCTTCCAGGTCGACAAGAAAGGCGAGATCGCCAAGTACCGCATCCTGCGCCTGCGCCGTTACAACATCAAGGATAAGACCTGGAAGGAAGCGATGGAACTGATCGACCAGGCCATCCAGGTGGTAGCCACCAAGCAGTACATCAACTTCTATGAACGTGACGAGTCGGGCCAGTTCCGCCAGATCGTCCTCAACTTCCCTGCCCTGTGAGAAACAGTGGCAGCGTAACTCATCTCTATTTGATAAAAGCACAGGAGAATGAATAATGGCACCTATGAATACCAACACCGCAGAGGAACTGATGAATATCTTCAAAGATGAACGCAATTACCGCACCGATGAGATAGCCGAGATCCTCAGGGTCGACCGCTCCAGCGTCTACCGCTGGATACGTGACATCGGCGATCCTCTGCCGGCTTTCAGAACCAAAGAAAACGGACAGCTGCGCTGCTCCGGCAAAGACCTCAACCTCTATCTGCAGAAGCACAAGGTACGCCCCGAGTATGAGTAACAGCCATGAGTTCCGCATCAAGCGGGACAACTGCAGGGAAGCCTATCTGAACGGCAAGACCGATCCGCTGGAACTGGCGCTGATCTTCGGAGTCTCCGGCATCACCGTCCGCAAGTGGATCAAGAGCGGCAAATGGGACGAGCAGTTCAAGGAAGAGCGCAAGCTCGACCATGAGATCAACTTGGCCCGCAAGAAGGCACTCATCCAGGCACTGCGTGAATATGCCAAGAACCCGGCGGACACCGCTCTGCAGAGCCTCGTCAGCCTGATCAGGCAGAACCAGAAGGACGCTGAGCCTTCCAAAGAATTGAACGACTATATCGTCCGCTTCCTGGATCAGGTGACCGACTTCATGATCGAGAAGGGCTATGAGACTATGCTTAAACAGTTTCAGAGTATCGTGCTCGATCTTGCCGAGTACTTACGAGTCAGAAATGGATAGACACATGGTTACCTCCAAACACACCAGCCTACCTACCCTCCAACGAGTGGAGCTATTCCCTCCGGCTCCACGACATCCTGCCTGCCTGACAGCGGAGCCGATCCCCACGGTTCCGCTGATCCTTCCGGAAACTCGGGGTCCCCGACCAACGGCTTGCCGGGGGTTGGGGTGATACCCGGTTATGCCTAAGAAGTTCATTCAGCGGCATAACAAGGCTCTGACGGAGATCGCATCCAAGACGATCTCCGTCTTGCCTTTTATAGACGATAATCCTGAAGCCAAGACTGAGAGGATCAGGCGTACCACCGGATCAGGATGGGATGCCTTCTCGTTCTTCTGCCATACCTATTTCCCGCATATCTTCCCACTACCCTTTTGCCCAGCGCATGAGACCATGTTCGATGAGACTGACAAGGGCTCAGGCATCATTGCCATCACCGGATTTCGTGGGCTGGGCAAAACGGTACTCATGGGAGTGGTCTATCCCATCTGGATGATCATCCAGGGTGAACGCTACGTGATCCATACAGCCGCAGACATAGATCTGGCTCAGGAACGCACTGCCTTTACCTTGCATGAGCTGCGGAACAACAAGCGGCTCACGATGGACTATCCGGAGCTGCAGCCCGTGGATGCCTTTGATCTCGACTTCTATCTCAAGAACAAGGCGAGGATCAGAGCCAGAAGTATCAAGCAGTCTCACAGGGGAACCATCAATCCCAAGACTGCCAAACGGCCCGGACTGATCGTCTGTGACGATATCGACAAAGAAGAAAACATGGGCAACCAGTCCATCGGCAAGAGACGCATGGAGAAGATCACCCAGGAGCTTGCCGGAGCTCTCTCACCGGAGGGAAATGGCAGGATCGTCTGGCTCGGTAACCTGGTGCATCCCAACTATGCGATCTGCCAGTTTCAGGAGCTTATCTTGGGCGAAATACGGGCTGATAACCCTGATCTGGACACAAGGTCGGTTCTGAAAACGCACCAGAAAGCGATATTGCGCTTCTCTCTCGAAGATATGCATGGCAAGTCCATCTGGGAGGAGCAGTACCCCACTGCCACCCTGCCTAATCTGAGAGCCAAGTTTGGTCATACCGGATACCAGAGGGAGATGTTGGGGCAGCCAGTCATTGAAGGGAACATATTCAAGAACCACTGGTTCACCAGATACAAAACTCTGCCTGAGCCATCTCACATGAAGCGGGTCTGGCTCTATGCCGATCCCGCCTGGGGTGAGAAGGGCTGTTACAAGGCCATCATCTCCATAGGCTATGACGGCAACAGGTTCTATGTGATTCACGTCTGGATACGGCAGACCGAGAACACCAAGTTCTTCAGATACTACTATGATACCTATCAGGAACTTGATAGAACATATAGAGTCAAAGCCCGGGCAGCCTGTGAAACTACCTATGGTCAAGCTCGTATCCTGGCTGACTTCGACAGGTGGGCACAGGACAATCATCTGCCACCCATCAGTCACAGAATCAAGCGTATCGATAACAAGGACAACAAGAACCTCCGCATCGAAAGAACCGAGACCATCATCGAGACAGCAAAGATACTCTTTCCTGAAGGCCAAGATACTCCCACTCTCATCAGTCAGTTCCTCACCTATCCTGATGGCTACATCGATGGCTGTGATGCCCTGGCAGGCTGCTTGGAACGGTTCTCGGAATACGATATCGGCAGGAACAGAGTCAAGGTCAGGAGGTTCGCCTTCTGATGAACTACTACGATAAACTCATGCTTGAATACTACCGTGTCCTGAACAATGCCTGGAAGACCGAGATCAGGGATGCTGCCAGACTTGCCATCCAGATGCTGAGTGACATGCCACGAGCAGAGAAGATCAACCGGGACTCCATAGATAAGCTTATGGGCATCATCAACACCCAGTTGGGAGATGACTTCGCGGCCCTGGTCAATGAGCCCACCAAGGCGATAATAGACCGCTGTGTGCGCCTCGGACTGAGAGACACCCAAGTGCAAGCCCCAACCAAGACCAGCATTGGGCTCTGGGGTATAGAAGACCAGCATCTCTCATCCACCATCCAGAAGCAGCAGTTGTTCTGGATCGGGAATCACTTCGATGCAGACATCAGGCAGAACTTTGCCGATGTCCTCTCCAAAGCCATAGAACAAGGCTATACCAAAGAAATGCTTGCTGATACCCTCAAAGACCAGTTCAATGACCTGGCAAACCGCTCATCCCACTACTGGCAGGGACTGGCAGAGCATACCGCCCTGCGCATCAGGGAGTTCGGAAGGCTGCAAGGTTATAAGAAAGCCAAAGCCAGGTACTACAAGCTCGTGGTTATCCTGGATGACCGCACCAGTGATATCTGCCGGGCATTGGCAGCCCAGGATAAGGTCTATCCACTCAACGATGCCCTGGAAGTGATGGATAAGCTCATGGCTCTGGATACCAAGTCCAGTAGCCTGGATGATGCCAGAGATTACATCAAAGCCCTCGCACCCTGGATCAAGGATGACCAGATCGAATACGACTCAGAAATGAACCCGGTTGGTGTCTCCGGAGCGCATACACCTTTCCCACCGTTTCATTGGAAGTGCAGGACGACATCTGAGGTTTGGAATGTTTAGTTTCTGCTGTGAGTTTGTAAATCTGATACTATTTCATGAGTATCATCTTATGAGTTTGAGATATGCCATTCATCTCAACCCGCACAAAATAAATCCCCGAGCTTACAGCAGTACCTTTCTCGTCTAGTCCATTCCAGACTATTCGATGATGCCCTTCACGTAACAAACCGTTGTGCAGGGTTATTAACTTCTGTCCTTTGATATTGAACACAGATAACTTAGTCGATCCTTCCCGAGGAGTTATAAAACTGATGGTGGTTTCTGGATTGAAGGGGTTGGGGTAATTAGTTAGTGTTGAAAATGTTATAGATGGGATGACCGGATCATCTGTGTCAGTCGTTGTAAGATACATAGGGATCGCCACCTGAACTATTTCGCCTTCGTTGACAACTACGTTTTCTATGATCTGGTCTTCATAATCCCAGCGGCTTGCCCGGATCGTATATAATCCAGGTCCTGTTGGATACTCAAAGCACCCCAAACTGTCACTGAATTCGGGAAGTTTTTGGTTAATCTCTATCTTGGCACAGTCAATCATATCACCATTATCAGGGTTGAAAACGATTCCCCTTAGGCCGCCAATATATACAGAATTATATTCATAGGCACCGATGTCTACTGTTTGCTGACCGCCAGTACCTGAAGCGATGCGCTTGTGATATCTTATATCGAAATCAGGCAGATCGGGAAGATAAGCTCCAGTATCTATGCAGGGAGAATCATGCGCTAAACTAAAATCACTACCTAAGGAATCGGCATACTGAGGGTTAGCCATAATATTGCCTCCTCCGTCATAAAGCGGGGGCACAGGAATCTCCACGCAGTTATTCATAAAGATGGGCGGGTAACCATCGACATAATCTGCTGAAGAGGTGTTAGTATGGCCATCCAGGACGTTATTATAGAAGTTTGGGCTTGTCTCATACCCCAGTAGAATAGTGTCGTAATTGATAAAACTATTATTAAATAGCAGAGGCGACACTTCGTTGAATTTTGCTACTGCCCCACCGTCAGAACCCACTGGGGGGAAATGCCGAAACAAATTGTTATAGATTCTGGGTTTATTGAACACAGTATGGGCCCCTCCCCAGATTTCTATGCCATAGGCATAGTAGCCGGTTGTTTCCAAAATGTTGTTGTAAATATCCGAACCTCGACTTGTATTGTAGAATCTTACATGGCCATATCCAAAGTTGTCTGACAAGACATTGTAGCCAGGGCCAGACGATTGTAAGCTTGCATATCCGGAACCCATATTCGGTTTATAGATAAGGTTCCTTCGGCAATAGACAGTATCCACGTCAGTATATGACATACAAAAGAACTTGGTTTGTGAATTATAAGATTCATTTCCATACATGTTGTATGACCCTACATATCGAGACAGTTCCTTATTTGCATCAGTATCATTGAAGTTGATATACTTATTAAATATAATCTCACGATGGCTGCCACCCCCAGTAATATCTGTTGCAGTTCCGGAAAACTCACATCTGGCTATTGTTAGCGTGGGTGCATCTTCAAGATCAGAGCCGGCACTGATAAAACTAGAAGTGAAGTGAAAACCACTGAGATTGTAAGAAGTGAACCTGCACCCATATATAATCGTGTCTTCCAGAAGGTTGCCGCAGCTAATCGCAGCAGTATTAGTTTCAAAAGTGCAATATTTTACATCAATTCTACCATTCCTCACGCATAATGCCCCCCAACTATTTGGATAAGTGTAATCAATAATCCCCATGAAAGTGCGGTTAATATGGCAGTATTCGAATTCAGATTTTTGAGCGTTTTCTGTAAAATGGATTCCTCCCCACCGAAACAGCTGGTCACTTTGCCAGGTATCGAAGACAATGGGATAGGCCTGAGTACCATGTGCCACAATCTTGCCATGGACAACAATCATTTTAGCAATTGGCTCTATGGGATTATTTATGGTTCCATGCCAGAAGAAACCATTCCAATCTATCTCGATCGAAGCGCCGTTTATCTGAACCTGCACACCCGGCTCTATGGTGAGAGTTACACCGGAAGCAATGTATAAGAACGATACCAACCGATAAGGGCTATTCTGTAAATCCCAAGTGGTATCCTGCGAAATGATACCTCCCACATCCATAGCAGAAAGGCTGAAAGCCACAATCATTAGGGACGCGCTCAGGACGTATTTCATGTTCTTATCCTTGTTTTAGGTTGGAGTCACTTATGCAGAGACTCCAACACAATGAGTTTATTTTAACAGCATCATCTTGCGAACATGGCTTTTCCCACCTTGTTCTACTCTGACAAAGTAAACTCCAGACGAAACTGGTCGTCCCGATGTATCTGTTCCAGTCCAAACAATTCTGTGATTACCGGCAAGATGTTCTCCATTTACCAGTTCTTTTACCTTCTGTCCACGCAGATTATATACTATCAGTTTCACATAGCCATCTTTGGGTACTGCATAGTTTATTGTGGTAGATGGATTGAAAGGATTGGGGTAGTTGCCCTGGATAAGTAGATGGCTTGGGGGGCTTACCTCCTGAAAAACTAAAATCTGTGGGTTACCAAGTTTGGTTAGGAAATCCATGTAACTTTTAATATTTGTAGTGGTTGCGCTGCAATTTGGTAACGACTTAGCACCTTCTGAAGCATATTTATACAAGCAGTATGACTGATCTATTAGGGCATAGAGAGAATCTGCTACAGAGATGGGGTTGTTAATAACCAACTGCAAACGCTGAATAGCAGATAGATAATCCTCTTCTTTTATGTAACATTGAGTTTTTACCGCTTCCTTTTCCAAATAGGGAACCATGTTTTCAAGAGGTATCTTCAGATCAAGGTATTCCCTCAAAGATGCATAATCACTCTCAGTAGCTCTTTCTATAAGATACAGAAAGTCTATTGCCAAGGATGTTATAGTCGAATCAGGAAAGGCTTCTATAATTTGTTTCATTATATCTTGCGCTAGGCCAAATTCGCCTTGGAAAAAGTATTCTGTCCCAATGTTCATTAATGAATGGGGGGAAGTTGGTGGTTCAGGTGGTTCTGGGACAAATCTAAACGCAGAAACATCCGGATAGAACCTATCGGGAGCTGCAACCCAGTTCGGGATAAATGTATTGTTATACACTTCTGCAATTTCTTCTGGGGTTAGATTTGCTACTAAGTAGTTGTCCCAGTTTTCAAAATCAAACACTGACGAGGGATCGTTTGCCACTGAACATTGCTGGTCAATGATCCGGTTATCGGGATAGTTTACTAACATTTTTAAGGAACTTAAAGATGCCCCATCACCGATTAATTCGCACCCACCATTATCCTGGAACAAATTGTTCGAGAATCCATGATAGTCTGGCTCAGTATCTGGAGTTCTATACGATTTTGTCCCCAAGAACCCATGCCCTCTCAAGTTGGTGAAGTTGTTATTCATAACGTTAAGTTCGGCATCATTGGCATAAATACCCATGCCGGAGTATCTGCCATTTGGTTCATCCTGCTCTGTAAAGAAATTGTGATAAATAAGTGATTTTGAGCTGGTATGATCTATCCAGATGGCTGCGTGGTCGTTATAATAAAAATTGTTTGGTTCTATGTTTGGCAGCTCCAAAAGGATATCAGTCGGAACGCCATTGCCGTCGAAAACTCCACCAACCAGAATACTTGAATCCTGAGCGTATATACCGAAGATATTATTATTAAAATCGCATCCCTGAACAATGGCTTCCTTACAATTAATCAAGCTGATGCCATATTCATTTTGATCTTCGATAGTGTCTCCACCGAATGTACACTCGTCTTTGATGTCAGCCTTAAGATATTGAATGCCATTGCTTAGTTGATTATCTTGGATAAAAATCCCACAATGGTTGGATGCAAAGGAACACTGTTTAATAGTAGCAGTTTGCTCTATGGTCGCATAATTGCTTCTGTCAAAAAAGACTCCATAAGTACAATTAGAATATGAGTTATTGTTGTATTTTGGTTCATTCGCGTTCTTCACATAGATTTTATCAATACCACTTATATCAGAGCACTCAAGTATAAATGACGGGGAGTTTGTGCTGTATCCCGTATATATGTAGATTCCTTCCCATCTTTGGGCGTTTGGATGAGTAGATGTTATGCGAACATTGAGCAATTTACGTGGGTTTCCTTCTAATCCTTCTATCCTGCCATTATCATTAGTTATTATCCTATCGCCATGTAGTTCGGGATCATTGGAATCCGGGTCTGGTTTGTATCCAGAAATACAAACGCCTGATGCGAGCTTAATTGCGCTACTGTCTGTGTTTGTACCCTGGACGATCAATTGTGCTCCATTTCGATTCGGGTAATTACCACCATTCAAGTTCACATGAGAGTTCTCTTCAAAAAGCATAACAGCCCCATCTGAAACTTTGCATTCCCCAGTGCCAAGGATGTTTACTGTGCCATAGACTATGTAATCATCTACATCAGTTATAAAGCCTTTGAAATTCACATTAGTCTCATCTATTGTAAGCTGGGCATAAGCAGGATTAGTCATACCATCATAACCTATATCAAAATCATGTCCGATGATAGCAGAACTATTGTTTAACCCATATTGAGGGAATCGAATGATGAGATGCCCATGATTCGCTTGATAGTTGATCTTCATGGTGCTTGATTCCGTATGTATATAACCGGTATTCAATTCAACAACATCATTTATGTATACTCTTCCTCGGTTTTGCAGCCATCCAATCCGGGTGGAAACATCATTATCCGTGGAGTAATCATTCAGAGACAAAAATTCAGTAGTCGCGTTTTCCTTCACTATAATTGCATTTAGATCATATGATGTTGACGATAGGTTTGAGCCTTTGAATATCGCATCACTTGCTTCGGAAAAATCCATATTGTTGGTAACGACAAATCGACCTGTCCCATGATTGTTCTCATCAACTTGGAAAACTGCTGTATTCACGGTGCTATTGCAAGTAGCGCGATAAGTTGTAAGTAAGCAATCGTCGCCAAGCGTTATTGTTGCGCCATCCATGATCTCCAAATTATCACTTATATATACAGATACACCTTCTGCAATTTTTAATCTTGCTCCGGGGTGTATGCGAATTTTGTTATAGAAAAGGGGATGGTTTGCAGTAAGAATAGTGTCTCCCTCAGCCCAATAGACATCGAGAACCGGTTCGTCGCTTAAGAATACTTCACCTAATCCAATATCTATGTTCTGGTATTGAGTAGCCGTATATGCTCCTGTACCGTTTGCTCTGAGTAGTGTAACAGTGTATCGGGGATGCTTTAACAGGTTCTGAAATACTCCTCTGTTTACTTCAAAGGGAGGGGAATCGCCATAAATTACTGTTGTCGGCATAGCAGCCCTTCCGTAAGCATTGACATAAATGAAAGAAGTGTTCTCTCCACCAGTATCCACAGCATTAACAATAAATGTAGGTTGGACTTGGTATTTTACGACATTATCTTTACCTTTTTGAAATTTACTGAACCCCAGTGGTGGATTCACTGACTCCTGCTCGTGTTCAGGCTCTCCATTCGGCCCCACGCTTGATATAACCGGCATGTACTCAGGATAAGAAGTCACATAGCCATGCTCATCTGGATACATGATATTTAATAAACCAGATGCTGTTAGATAAGGTGTTACACCTGCCCATGATCTTGATGTTGGGCCCCATTGTTGAAATGAATCGTGTGTTACGTCTGAATACATATAGTTTGTTGAGTTGTATGAAATGCTTACGAAGTCACCTGTAATGATCTCTTCTTGGGGGTAGTAAGGTGGTTGCTCGGACATATTTGAAATGGAAACAATAACTGATCTATTCAAATCGGCTCTTTCTAACAAAGCGGAGTGATTATTGACATATCTGTATCCAGTTCCAAGGAATAATGACGTTGGATCATAAAAAGTTAACGGATCATAATGGAGTGAACCTTCAAATCCGCTGAAGTCGTATTTTTTCTCAAAGTAGTCAATACAATCATCGCGGAAAAAATACATCCCTTTGTATCTGTCTGTGAGTGTTGTACCTTTATACCCTCTAGTAAATATGGTACTAGTATTTTCATTATACTCAAGAGTATTGTTCAGGTTGGGACGAGAATTCTGAGAGAGATAATTATATCCTGGAGAGATAGGAACGCTATTAGATCCCGCGTCAGTAGATCCAGTAAAATAAACATGTCCGGAATTGTCAACTAAAGGTGCAGTCCAACAGCTGATAAGTTCTGTTTGGGGAGTATTTATTTGATTTGCGACCAACATAGGATCAATCTCATAAATCTTGTTATTCTTACTAACTGCATAGAGACGAACATCTTCCTCAACTTCTGTATCAAAAGCTATAGGCGCAATAAAATGATCCTCATCATTAAAGTTAGTAATAATAGGAATCGAATGTACTAAACACCCATCCCTTGCATCTACAACAAAAAGCGTATGTAAACCGAGAACATAAAGCAAATCACCGATTAAAGTAGGTGTTGCCATATATTCAAGTTTGAAATTGAAAGAGTTATCTATTGTGTCGCGCTCTAGGTTCCTCAGGTTCAAGATCCAGTTACATTCCGCGTTATCAGTGACAAAATCAGCTGAGACAGATAACAATGTTCCGCTTTTATTAAGCAGTATTACTCGATTGTGGTTTGTTGAATTATATTTGTAAAGTACGGGGCTAGCCCAAAAGCCCGTTGCACCATCTACACGTTGTTGAGCCTCACTAGTTGTAAAATAGGTGTTTATATTGCCAATATCATCAGTATTATAGCTCGACACGCAATCTTCTTCTAGGTTCAAGTGTTCTTGATTCATTTTAATGATCTGCCTGTTCTCAATCGACCAGTCGAAAATTCCGTTCAATACTGTAAAACTGATTAGCAGACCTTCTTTACCCAGAGGAGTTATAGGTTCACCAGTGTGAACATAGTTATACAAACCGAAAGTTGCAGCATAAAAATGCTGGTCGGCCGCATCGTCAACAGCTATTACGTTGCGAATCCTATCCGGGCATAAGTAATGCTCTGAAGCAGGTGGGGTATCGCCTCCCGTAGCATATAGAGCTGTTGTCATGATGGCAATTGTTATAATAATCCAAGTTGTTTTCATAATTTCTCCAAAGTTTGTTCATACATATGAGTGACTGTGAGTTATCTCCAATTCTTTGTTACTCACGTACTTTGAAGACATGACAGATAGCCTGTCTTAGTCTATCAAAACAAAATCTTTGATTGATCCCCATGTTATAGTGTTCTTTTCCAACGATTTCCCCAGCATTTATGCGCTCGAAAGAAGTTCCGGAGACCAAGCAGTGTCATAGTGTCATAAAGGATATTGCTGCCTAACTCAGTGCAGTAAAGCCCTGTGCCCAAAATGGTGAGCCTGCCGGCCAAAATGCTCATTGCCATAACAACCTCCTATAGAGAAGTATGTTCGTATAAGTCTATTTTTTCTACTGAACAAATTCAACTTCTTTTAGTTGACTTGAGTTCCCTTCTTCCGTTATTAAACGGGCAATAACGGAATGGCTCATATGAATCTTATAATCATGTTTAGATCTAGTTTCATCCTCTGGCGCATAAGACAATTTGTCAATTAAAAAATTCAGCGTGGGTTTCAAGGTTATTCTGTCAACCCAAAATTCATTGGCATCCTTACCCATCCTGATTTGTCAGCATACAGGGGAATGCTTTCCTGGCTCTGGATCTATGATTACATCTGGTACAAGGAGATAGCATGACCGAAGCGTTGATGAACCGAATCAAAGCTCAGTTAGTCAAACATGAAGGTCTGCGGCTGAAGCCATACCGATGCACAGCAGGAAAGTTGACCATCGGTATCGGCCGCAATCTCGATGACCGGGGTATCTCCCAGAAAGAGGCTTATGCCATGCTGGATCGGGATATCCAAGACTGCGAGCAATGGCTGATCGATGAGATACCTGAGGTGTACAATAAGCTCGATGAGGTGCGCCAGTCGGTGCTGCTGAACATGTGTTTCAACTTGGGCATCAAGGGACTATTAGAGTTCAAGAACACCCTTGCATATATCGGTGCCGGAGACTGGGAACGGGCAGCCAATGGCATGCTGGCCTCCAAGTGGGCGAAGCAAGTGGGAATGAGAGCCATTGAGCTCTCCGAGATGATGAGGAAGGGAAAGTGATCTCCATCCCGGTCGAGACCGATGCCATGCTCGCCATCCTCAACTTGCCAAAGGAGATGTCCAACAATGGCATCTTCAAGGAGCATCAGGGCCTGGTCATGGAGATGATCAACTCCCTAGTTCTGCAGGAGTACTATGACCGGGCAACTCACGATGACTTGCCCGAAGAGGAGCCGTTCCTGATTTCTTTTCGTTTTGGGTTCTGTTTTCTGATGCTGCACAGTACTTGTGAGTTCCTCAATTTGAAGACCCTAGGCGAGGGAATAGTCAAGACCGTAGGTTTAGACCAGTCCGCGACCGAACTACTCACAGGGAGCGAAATTGACGCCTTCAAAGCCAACCTTGAGCTAAGAGCACTGACCATCCTGCAAGCCTATCTCAATCCTGCCGGTCTGGATCGACTGAATGAACTCAAGCCCAGACAGCCTCGCCCAATTCGAGTGGGAGTTATCTGATGCCTGATCGTGATTTTACTTCTCCTGAGGAACTGATGGTCGAGATCTACCGGGCTATCTATGCCGCCCTGGAGAGCCGGCTGCATCTGATCGGATCGACCATCGATGCTGACTCTCGCAAGGAGATTCTGTCACAGCAGATCTACGACAAGGGTGACTTCTATGGCAATACTGGCTATCTACTCCAAACTACCGATACTGCCATGATCCTGAGAGTTGGCTCGAACGTTCGTCATGAGCCTTTCGTTTTGGGCGGCAAAGTGCCTTCCTGGACTCCGATCGCTCCATTGATCGCTTGGGTCGAACGCAAGCACCTGTCTTGGACTGATAAAGAGACAGGTAAAGTTCTGACCGTAGCCGAGATCGCATATCTCATCCGGGGCAAGATCAAACGGGAAGGCATTGCTGCTCGTAATGTGTTTGCTTCAGTCATCGCCAACCGGGAGCAGTGGATCTATCAGCAGTTGAATGATATCGAGGTGAGCCTGTGACAGCACTTGAGAAGTACCAAGCTGAACGCAGCCGCATCTCCGAAGCTCTTAATCTTGCTGGAGTGGCAGAGACCCTATACAACAAGGACAACATCCCCAAGAACCTGCCTTGCGCCATCCTTATCCTCGATTCCGAGATCGGCAAGCATGGCACCTCCCGCCAGTATGTGGATACCGATATCGCCTGGACGGTTTACCTGATCGTCAATGCACAGAATGTATCCGATCCAGACTCTGAGCTATATTCATTCAAGGAGAAGTTCCGGAGCTACTATCAGAAGCTGATGAACCGGGACCTGCCAAGTATCGAGTTTTACACATCCAGAGTGGATGGAACCAGATTGGTCAGGATCGCCAAGATTGATCTGCTGAAAAGCGGTACGGGAGCTGGTTCATGAGAGTGATGCGCATTGGTGCCTATAACCTGGCGATAAGTTCAGCGAGTGATCTCCTGGAGACCAAGTACAAACCGGAACACATAGATCTATCCAAGTATCAGTGGATCGGCAAGCAACTTGTAAGTAAAGCTGCCGAGACTAAGAAAGTGGTGTCTCAGCCCTACTCGATGAGCAATCTGCTCAATCTCCTGGATACCGATGAGTATCACTCCGGCTGTATCGATGCTCTGACTATGGCTACCATCATGCAGTTCGACTGCAAGAACAGCCAGGTCAAGTCCTGGATGGAAGCTGCCGAGTTCCCTGCCTGTGAAGACCAGACCACCATCCTGGCGGAGCTGATGAAGTTCTATCTCGCCTGTGGTAACGGCTTCCTGATCAAGATGCGGAACGCTCAGGGTCAGTGGATGGGACTGGAGCGCATGCTGCCCTCTGAAGTGCAGATCGTGGAAAACTATGACGAGTTCGGCTTCTTCAAGCCCAACTACATCCAGGTTAACAACAACCAGAAGAAGGACTTCGCCTACGAGGACATCATCCACTTGAAGAAGTCAACCCATAGATCAAACGCCTGGGGACTGGCTTGCCTGCCCATTGCCATCAACATCGAGATCTTGGGCGAGATCAAGACCTTCGACTACAACAACTTCAAGAACGGCCTGATGATTGACTATTTCGTAATCGTGGAGGGCGGAACGCTGAGAGACGGGACCGTTACTGATGAACAGGGCAATGAAGTGCTGACCGATGCCTATACCGAGATCGAGAAAGCGCTCACCGAGGTCAAAGGCAATGCCAGGAGCCACTCCACTGTCCTGATCGAGAGTGAGAGCCGGGACGTGAAGATACGCCTTGAGCCTCTCCGTCAGCAAGACCGGGAAGGGGGCTTCTTAGGGCTCAAGAAAGACCTGAGAGAAGGTATCCTCGCCTATCACCGGGTTCCCGCCAGGATCGTTTCCCAACTTATCCCAGGACAGCTTGGCGGCGATAACCGCAGCGATATGCTGATGTTCTACCACTTCGTGGTCAAACCGCTGCAAAACCGCCTGGCACTAACCCTGGCAGTAGAGTTCAACTATGAGTTTGGTTGGAACGTGAAGCCAGATGATTTCAACTTCGGCAACCTGACCGAGGTACTGCAGAGTGACGATGAACGATTGTTCTTTACGGCTAAATAGTAGAAAAAACACCAGGAAGGCGGACTTAGCACCTTGCTTAGGGGTACCGCATCAGTTGCCTGGCACAACCAATAACTTCGTTTACTGTGAACGCTCACTGTGTATAGGGATATGCAAGGTATGCACCCTTGCACATTGCCCATCAGTGTTAACTCACAGACTCCGTTATTGCGCCTTTTGGGGCATTACCGCCCCGAACATTGCAGCGAACATTGCTATTGCTGTTTGTTCCATGGGTAACACCTCCATTAGTTATTTGGATAGTAATCCTTAGCAACACCTATTTTAGACTGCTTATTATGTCAATGATTTTTCATGCAAATACACTCAGTCCTTCTTTAAGTGCTATTAGCGATAATAACTTAACTATATATCAAAGGAGGTAGCGTGAATCGTAAACGCACCATTCTCAAGGGAGAACTCCGTAACGTGGAAGTAGAGTTAGTCTCGCTTCTGTTCGATGAGATGACTCCCGCCAATCAGAAGGGTTTTGTGGTCAAGAACGCTTCGGGACGGAGCTTCGAACACAAGATCAACTCCACCAAGTTCAAGAGTGAGACGTCAGGAACCCAGGGACGGCTCTTTGTCACCCTGATGGAGCCCAACATCCACGATTCCCAGGATGACTATTACACCCGGGAAGAGATTCAGAAGGCCTGCGACCACTTTGCCAAACATGGCCTGGTGGGCAAGTGTGACGTCAATCACAACATGCAACCCGTACCGGAGTTTACCGTAGTCGAGAACTACATCCTCAAGACCAGCGACCGGGAACACTTCCCCGATACCAAGGTGGGAGCCTGGGTCCAGGTGCTGAAGTGTGAAGACCTCAACTCTGAACTCTGGCAGAAGATCGAGAAAGGCGAGTTCAATGGAGTCTCCATCTATGGCCGAGCCGATGACTACCGCAATGCGGAAGCGAGCCTTGCCGGGATCAGGAACGAACTCAATAGCCTCCGCAAGGTAGCGGAGCATAACAACAACACCGAGCTGCAGAAGGGCATCACCGCCATCAGTGAGAAGATCGGTGAGTTGGAGAAGGGTAACCCCAACCTCCAGCTTGGCGATGCCATCCACAGCATCGAGAAGAGCCTCAAAGACCTCTCCACCACCATGAGCAAGGCCATCTCCAAGAGCATATCCGGAGAGCCCGATGCCAACCAGTCCAATGTGGACAAAGAGCTTACCATCGATGGCAACAAGATCGTGGTCAAGGCCTCGCATCGTGAGATCTACAAAGGCATCTCCGACGTGGACTCCGGCAAGGCCATGAACATCCTCAATCCCAATACCACCTCGCTGTTCATCGATGAGGTGATCGGATCACAGCCGGGTGATACCCTCTCGGATATCTCGGTGCTGCCCCTGCTCAAGGACGAGAAGATCGACGTCGGCCTGATCGATGACCTGGTCTTCAAGAACTCCCTCGATGGCGCTCTGACGGCTCAGAACGTGAGCACCGCCGACCTCTCCGTGCCCACAGGGATACTTAATGCCGAGTTCACCTTAGGCAGGGATGTAGTCGAGTTTTACAAGGACAAGTACGGCGAAGATGCCTTCGGAGCCTATGTGGAGAACCACATCGCCAAGAAGACCGAGAAAGCCATCCGTCTGCTGCTGTTCAGGGGTGACCGGGCTTCCACCACCCCCAAGCTCAAGGCTTTGGACGGAGTGATCAAGCTGGCCACCGCCGCCTCAGATGTCAGCAACCTCTCCAAGGCCACCTATCCTGACTGGGCAAAGCGCTTTGAAGCGGCTCTATTGGCTTTCTCTGACGAGATGCTGGAAGAGCAGGAGAACTTCAAGTTCTACGTCAGCCATAAGGACCTGATCCGTATCCGGGCTGAACTTGCCAAGCGTGCGACCGGAGCCGGAGACAGACTGCTGCTGGAGGGCGGCAAGGTATCCTTCGCGGGGATTCCCGTCAAACCCCGTCTCATGCCTGATGAGTACATCATCGGCGGCCTGCCCAAGTTCATCATTGTCGGCTATCGCACCGATGCCGAGTTGAAGGTCGAACATCATGGAGCGGACTGGAAGTACCACTGGTACATCCGTATCCGGCCCGGGATCACCTACATCTCCGGCTTCGTGAAAGTGTTCAAACTCACCACCTAAGCAACCAACTAAGAGAAGGAGTATCTCTATGGATTTCATCTTCGCCAATCAGCAGTTTATCCTGGGTCTGATCTCGGCTCTGGTGGTCTGGATCATCTTCAGAACCACCGGGAAGCAGATCGACAAGACCAAGGTCAACTCGGCTCTGGCCATCATCCTGGATATCATCCAGGACATTAAGATCAACCCGGACACCAAAGACCTGGACGACTATGCCAAGAAGCAACTGGCGGTGGAGCGGGCCACCAAGTCCCTCCCTCCCAGCCAGGCCAACGTCATTCTCAAGATCTTCGGCACCATCGGAGGAGCCATCGAATACGTGTTCCACAACCGGAAATGGCTCTTCAGCATCGGTAAGGCGATCAAGGGGGTGTTCTGATGCCTCCCATCTCTCAACCTACCTATCCCTCCGGGATGCAGGACACAGATCTGCAGTTCTCGGCCCTGATGGATGTGTTGATCGCCGACAACGTCTATTTCGGAGTCGGCACCTATAACCAGACGGAAATCAACACCAACTATGCCAATCAGGGCCTGATCAAGACGGAACTCAGCACCAACTTCGACCTGCTGGGTGAACTGTCTGAGAAGCCAGGTAAAGCGGACTCCAAGCTGTCCAAGCTCAAGACCCGCAACTATACTATCCCGGGCAAACGTACCAACACCATCGAGCTTAACATCTCCGGTCTTTCTACCAAGCAGAAGAACTTCCTGGAGAGCACCCTGTTCATGGGTAAGGACACCACCATTGTGGTGGCGTCCAAGGAGCTGGACAGGGTGGTGATCTTCACCGGGCTGCGCTGGACGGTCGACTGGTCGGGAGAGGCCGATGGTCTCTTCAACGTAGTCATCTCCACCGAATTCTCCGGAGTGACCTCCAACAAGATCTATCTGATCAAGGATATTCCTCCGGGAGCGTAATATCACCACTCTCCGCAATTACACTCGAAAACAAGGAACTGCTATGGACTGCCAGTGCAAACCTGAGATCGCGGGGTCCTCGCAGCACAACCCGTTGTGCTGTGGGGTGCTCAAAGAGAAAATCGATTCAGTGCACGAGGAGCTCTATGGCAATGGTGACAGCAGCAAGTCACTGGTAACCAGGATGGCGAGGGTGGAGACGAACATGAAGATACTGTTGACCGTCTCCACCTCGCAATTCCTGCTCTTACTGGGCATTGCCCTCGAGATGTTCTTTGGTAAATAAGATAAGGATTATTCTATGAAACGGGAACCCAAACTCAGCTACAGCCAATTGCGGCAAATACTCTGCCTCACGATCTCGAACGCTACCTTGAAAGCCAAGCTTGAGGACTTCCTCTCCGGCAAGGTAGCCAAGGTGAGTGAAGTGGAACTACTGGAACTGATCAGCCAATCGGAAGCCGATAAAGAGCTGATCTCGATACTTTCCGGGCGCAATCCCGATGACATGGACGCCCTGGAAGCCCTGGAGTACGTCTCCGCTTTTTTCGTCTATATCAGAGCCAACAAAGAGAGGTTCGCAAGTTGGCTCGGGAGTTTCGGATTGGCGGTAACGGCGTCTCCAACTACCCCTTCGAGAGGTTCGAAATGATCCTGCGTAAATTAGGCTTCACCAGCGAAGACTTCAACAATATGACTCTGCCTGAGCTATACCTCCGGCTCTGTATCGCTGATCCCAAAGGAGAAGCATGATGGACGCGATCATCGGCTGGATCGGCGGTAAGCGCCTGCTGAGAAAGGTGATCGCTCCCTATGTCCCCCAGGACATCAAAGGCTATATCGAGCCCTTCGGGGGTGCGGCCTGGATGCTCCTCTACAAGGACAAGTGGGGTGATTTGGAGGTCTACAACGATCTCGACAACCGCTTGGTCAATCTGTTCATGCAGGTGAAGTACCATCCTGATGAGCTGATCAGGGAGTTGGACTGGTTAGTCGCCAGCCGCAAGCTCTTTGCCGACATTCTCAGGCAGGAAGGCTTGACCGAGATACAGCGGGCCGCCAGATTCATGTATCTGATCACCAGATCATTCGGAAGCAAGGGTGACAGCTTCGGCACCTCTCAGAAGCGTGGTACCTCCAGTATGTATAACCGCCTGGAACGGATCAAGGAACTCCACAAACGGCTCGATATGGTGATCATCGAGAACCTCTCCTATGAGCAGGTGATTGATAAATACGATACCAGGAGCAACTTCTTCTATTGCGACCCGCCTTACATGCTCGGCTATACCTATGAAAACTCCAAGCAGTTCAGCCATGAAGCCTTGAGAGACATTCTAAAGAGTATCAAGGGCAGATTCATCCTTTCCTACGATGACAACCCGGAAGTGCTCAAGCTCTACAAGGGCTTTGATATCAAGCACGTCACCCGCACCAAGGGCATCAACCGCAAGGAAGGCAAATCCGAGTTCAAGGAAGTGATCATCGCCAATTTCAATCTGGAGGAGTCAGGGCCCCCGCAGCCCAACTTATTGGGGAGTGGGGTGAAACAATGAACAGCATCATCTCCTGGGTAGGCGGCAAGCGTATCCTCCGCAAGAAGATCCTGCCGCTGATCCCCAAGCATGACATCTATTGCGAGGTCTTTGGCGGTGCTGCCTGGATACTGTTCGGAAAGAGTGCCAACAAGGAAGACTGGCAGTTGTCCAAGAAGAGCCGCTATACCGAGGTCTATAACGACATCAATGGCGATCTGGTGAACTTCTGGAAGTACATCAAGAACCACCCCGAAGCCTTCGTTACCGAGCTTAACAATTACCTGATCTCCAGGGAGATCTTCGATAACTTCATGAAGCATGAGCCCCGAACCGAGTTGGAGAGGGCGATCAAGTTCTACTACAATCTCGCCTGCAGCTATGGCTCACGCTCCAAGAACTTCTGCGTCAATCAGGGCTACAAGTATATGCCCCTGCGCAATCTGGAGAAGGTGAAAGCTGCTTCAGACCGGCTCAAGCAAGTGATCATCGAGAAGCAGCCTTGGGAGAAGATCGTAGTCCGGTTCGACCAACCGCACACATTCTTCTACCTTGACCCGCCTTACTATACCAAGGAACACATCTACAAACGTGAGGACGCGGATGCCTTCAACCAGCATGAAGAGCTGGCAGAAGCCTTGAAACAGATCAAGGGCAAGTTCCTGTTATCCTACAACAACGATCCTTACATCAGGCATCTATACGATGGCTGCATCATTGAAGAAGTAGAAACTCAGTACTCCGTGTCAGGTGCGTTCCAGACTGAGACGGAACTGATGATTAGGAACTACAAACTATGATCTTGTTTATTTTAAGTCAAGCTGGGTTTTTATGAATTTGAGAGTGTTTGAGTATTTGGTTGCTACTGAATGTAGGTGTTTGATTCCAGAAAACACTAACAATACTTTGGCTAACAGTTCTTGGTTCTTATTTTTGTCTTTCAACACTTTAAACCAAACACAGGCGTTTGTCTTATATGTCTTTGATTCCTTAAAAGGTACTGAATACTCTACGAATCTATCATTCATAATTGTACATATATCATTATCGTTGGGGTTTTCTATAATGTATTTTTCTTTTGCATACAAAGCACTCGGTGTCAAAACTATACCTATCCATTCGGATAGAGAATGCCAATCATATGCTTCTTCAATTGCCTCTCCCATAGCAATGTTATTTGCAGTGTCACATTGATACTTACCATAGCTTATGGCACCACGAAAAAAGACACGATTTGTAAACTGCTCCC